TCCAAACGAGACTTATAGAAAAGGTGTAATTGGTCCGCTGATATTAAAAAGCGGCAATGGATCTCCAATGGACAGAATACCGTTGTCATATAAACCCAGTTATAACCCTCAAGGCGGCTATGATTTCTTTATTGAAAATTTAGAAGTGCGAGGCATTATTGGTTTTGAAAAATCTACAGGTAACACTAACTCAACTGGTATAAATTTTAAAGTTGTTGAGCCCTACAGTATGGGATTGTTCTTTGAATCTTTACAAACAGCGGCATTAACAGCAGGACACAAAAATTATCTAGATGTTCCTTTATTGTTAACAATAGAATTTAAAGGGCATCTAGATGCTAACAGACAAAATGTACAGATTGACAGAACTACAAAACATATTCCTTTAAAACTAATGACAGTACAGATGAAGGTGTCAGGTAAAGGCAGTGAATATGATATAAAAGCATATCCTTGGAATGAAAAAGCTTATTCTACAATCTACTCTCAATTTAAAACTGATATTTCTATACAAGGACAAAATGTAATAGAAATGTTACAAACTGGCGAAAATAGCCTGCAGAGAATTTTAAATGATAGACTAGCAGAAGCAGTAAGACGTAAAGATGTCAATGTGCCTGATCAAATTTTAATTAGTTTTCCAACAGATTTAAAAACAGGAGAATATGCTCCACCACCGACACTAGACCAAGCCACGGTAAATCCTAATCAAGCTCCTGTAGTTGGAGATTTTTTTGGAAAATTAGGACTTACTACCAGCAAAGGACAGTTGAACAAAACGCAGATACAAGTAGACGGCACTACCAACGACGTTGGCAAAAGCACTATGGGATTTAATCTTTACAATAAAGGAGATACACCTTTTGCTAAAGATAATTTAGTGTACGATGAAGAAAAAGGAATCTATACTAGAGGTAATGTTCAAATAAAATCTTCAGAAGGTGTGTTTAAATTTGCTCAAGGAACAGATGTAATCAATGCTATTAATCAAGTTATTCTCATGAGCGAATACGGCAGAACTGCTCTGCAACAAATTAGCAAGGAAGGAAATATACAATGGTGGAGAGTAGAAACGCATTTGTATAATATTCCCACAGATGCAAACATTGCTAAAACGGGCGTTAAACCAAAATTAGTAATGTACAGAGTAGTACCTTATTCTGTTAACGCCAGTGCTTTTATGCCAGTTAACCAAGGTTTACCCGGCGCCAAAGAAGCAAAATTAAAAGTTTTAAAAGAATATAATTATATCTACACTGGACAAAATACAGAAATTTTAGACTGGGACATTGATTTTAAAGCAGGATTTTATAAATCATTGAGTGCAGACAGCGGTCAAAATAACGCTGGAGTAGACACTAAAAAGAACACAGGCGGCGCTGCCGAAGCATCAAACGACCCAACAAATGCCAGCGCCTCTGGTAAAGCACCAGGACCAAATTCTATACCACAAGTGCAGGTCAAAGACGGTGTTATAACTAACACAGCTTATAAAGGCGGTGGCGGCATAGATGACAAAGCCAGTATAGCTTCTAGACAATTACACGATGTAATCACTTCTGGTGTTGATATGATTGGACTTAACTTAACTATATTAGGAGATCCGTATTTTATCGGTGACAGCGGCATGGGAAATTATAGCGCAGTTTCAACAGATAATCCTCATATCACAGCCGATGGATCTATGAATTATCAAAATGGTGAAGTTCACGTTATTGTTAATTTTAGAAGTCCTGTAGATATTAACATATCAACTGGCATGTATGACCTTGCAACTACAAGTTCAATTTCAAAATTTAGTGGATTATATAGAGTGTTAAGAGTAGAAAGTTTTTTCCAGCGCGGCAAATTTACGCAGTCATTAAAAATGGTTAGATTAATGGGACAAGAAATTCCTGCACTACAAAAGCCTGCATTAACGTTTACTCCAGGCAATGCTTTTTCTGATCCTAGCCAACTTCCAGCATTTGATGATGACGGAAACTTACAACCTGGATTTGCTATCAACGACGAAACTGGTCAGCCTTATTACAAAGGTCTAGGACCTAGCACTAGTCCTCAGCTACCAGGAGGAACAATCTAATGCCAGAAGAAATAAGAGACCTGCCTGGCGGTCAAAAAACTAGTCCAGGCCCGTATCTAGCAAAAATTGTAAGTCACCTTGACCCAACATACATGGGCATTCTAGAAGTGCAGTTATTGCACGAAGTTGGTAATGATGAAGCTAGAACAGGCCAATTACATCAGGTAAAATATCTGAGTCCCTTTGCTGGTCAAACAAATGTTGACTTTGTTGGTGAAGATCCTGACGACTACAACAACACACAAAAGAGTTACGGATTTTGGTTTGTCCCGCCGGATGTTGGTACACTGGTAATGGTAATATTTGTCGACGGAGATGCCAAACAAGGATACTGGATTGGCTGTGTTCGAGACAACGCTATGAACTTTGCAGTCCCAGGACATGCTGCCACAGAATTTAATTTAGACGAAGAAACAAATTCAAGATACGGTGATGCAAAACGTTTACCCGCAGCAGAATATAATAAAATAGCACAGGCTACTACTGCTGATCCAACTACTATTCTTAAACCTTCTTCTCCGCTAAAAGACAGTTTAGAAACACAGGGATTGTTAGAAGATGACACTAGAGGCATTACTACCAGTAGTGCTCGTAGAGAAATACCTAGCTCAGTGTTTGGCATTAGTACACCTGGCCCGGTAGACAAAAGACCCGGAGCTAAAAAAGCTAGGGTTGGTAAAGCTGAACATAAAATATCTGCTGCGTTTGTGAGTCGGCTTGGCGGCACCAGTTTTGTCATGGACGACGGTGACGATAAATTTTTAAGACGAACCACTGCCAGTGAAGGCCCTCCTGATTATGCCGCAGTTGAACAAGACGAAACAGACGGTTTACCAGATATTCCTCACAACGAACTAATAAGATTTAGAACTAGAACTGGCCATCAAATTTTAATGCACAACAGTGAAGATTTAATCTACATTGGTAATAGTCGCGGCACAAGTTGGATAGAAATGTCCAGCGACGGCAAAATTGATATCTATGCCGAAGACAGTATAAGTGTGCATACCAAGCAAGATTTTAATTTTTATGCAGATAGAGATTTTAATTTTGAAGCAGGCAGAAATTTTAATATAAAAGTTAAAGATAGATTTACACATGAAGTTGGCGGAAACTACGATTTATTAGTAACTGGAAATAGGACAATGGGTATAACAGGAGACCAACAAATTGTGGTCACTGGCGATCATAAAATTACCACAATCGGCGCATTAGACATTAATACAACAGGTGGTAATACTATTTCTGCAGGTGGTGCAACTAATTTAAAATCTGGTGGAGATAATAATTTTTCCACAGACGGTGCAACAAATATTAAAAGTGCTGGAGATCATATAGAAACTGCGGCAACTATTCATATGAATGGCCCAGATGCCGCCGATGCAGAAGAAGCTGCTGTTGCTACACCCCCTGAACCTTTGTCAACATTTACCAGTCCTGATGAAAATGAAAGTACATTAGAACCAAGTATTATGTTGCGTATACCCACACACGAACCGTGGCCGCATCATGAAAATCTTGATCCGTTGAGCTTTAAACCGGAACTTACTGATAGAGAAGCTGGTGCAGATATTCCTGTGCCTGACTACTGGAAAAAATACAGTACAATAACAGATACATTTGCTAAAATTAAGCCTCCAGGAGAGGATGGTTTAGAAGAGTAAATACTATACTATGACAGCCAATCAAAGACTCTACAATAAAATTGTTGTTAACGGCCCTGCCGGCCGACCCAATGTGCCAGGCTCAAAAACCTACAAAGGATTCAGCACGATCAGCGGCGACAGTAAGAGTTTTGCACTATTTGATCTTGCGTTAATCAAACAAGATTTGATTAATCATTTTCATATAAGAATGGGCGAAAGGTTAGAGCAGCCTGAATTTGGTACTGTAATATGGGACTTAATATTCGAGCCTCTTACAGAAGATATTAAAGAAATTATAATTAAAAACGTTGAAACAATCATTAATTATGATCCACGTATCGTGGCTCAAAACGTTACAGTTACCGCCTACGAAACAGGAATACAGATAGAATGTGACCTTATGTATTTGCCATATAACATTCAAGAATCTATTCGTTTACGGTTTGACGAAGCCAACGGCCTACTAGGGTAATTAAATACTCACATAATAAATTTCAATAAATATCTGTATAATGGGAAACAGATATGTCAGCAACCAATCGACAAAATAGACTACTAGTAGCAGAAGACTGGAAAAGAATTTATCAAAGTTTTCAGAATGCAGATTTTCAAAGCTACGACTTTGAAAACCTTCGCAGGGTAATGATCAGTTACATTCGTGAAAATTATCCTGAAGATTTTAATGATTATATTGAAAGTTCTGAATACCTTGCGCTAATTGATCTTATAGCTTTTCTAGGCCAGAGTATTAGTTTCCGCACGGATTTAAACGCTCGCGAAAACTTTTTAGAGCTAGCAGAACGCAGAGAAAGTGTTCTACGTCTAGCTAGATTATTAAGCTACAAAGCCAAAAGAAACGTACCTGCCAGCGGTCTGTTAAAGTTTACTTCTGTAAGTACAACACAGGTTGTATACGACAGTAACGGTCGAAATTTATCAGGACAAACAGTCAGCTGGAACGATCCTGCAAACCCTAATTGGTATGATCAGTTTATTAAAATTATCAACGCATCTCTACCCGCAACAAGAAAATTTGGTAATCCCGACGCAAAAGACACAATCTATGGCATCCCCAGCGAGCAATATAGATTTCAAAGCGCAAACACTGATGTGCCTGTTTACAGCTTTACAAAAACAGTAGACGGTCGTAGCATGACATTTGAAGTAGTAAGTACAGCATTCAGCAAAGAATCTGAAATTTATGAAGAACCACCAAGTATTGCCAATCGTTTAAGTTTTATCTATAGAGATGACGGCAAAGGCAACGGTAGCAGTAACACAGGATTTTTCCTACATTTTAGACAAGGTACACTAAATCAAGGTACTTTTGAAATTACTCAGCCCGCTACTGATGAAACAGTAGACATTGATGCAGTTAATATTAACAATGATGATGTTTGGCTTTATAAGTTAGATCAGAACGGTATTGAAAATGAATACTGGGCACAAGTTCCTAGCTTTGAAGGTAATAACATTATCTATAATAGTTTAAACAAAAGCATAAGAAACATCTACGGTGTAGTTACTAGAACCAATGATAAAATTAGTCTAGTGTTCAGTGACGGTGTATTTGGTAACTTACCGCTAGGTACATTTAGAATCTATTACAGAATAAGCAACGGCTTAAATTATACTATTAATCCTAAAGACGTAAAAAATATCACTATCGATGTTCCTTATGTCAGCAACACAGGTCAGTTTGAAACACTGACTGTGACTTTAGGATTACAAAGTTCTATATCTAATTCAAGTCCCGCAGAAACCAATGACAATATCAAGGCACGGGCACCTGCAACATACTATACACAAAATAGAATGATCACAGCTGAAGACTATAATATTAGTCCATTAAGCGTAAGTCAGCAGATTGGTAAAATTAAAGCAGTCAACAGATCTGCCAGCGGTATCAGTCGCTACTTTGATCTAGTTGATCCTACGGGCAAGTACTCAAAGACAAATCTATTTGCTGACGACGGTATTGTTTACAAACAAGAATATTCTGATAGTTTTAAATTTTCTTATGCAACTAGAACAGACATTGAAGCTATAATTTACAATCAAGTCTCTGATAATTTAAGATCTATAAATTTAAAACATTTTTACTACAGCAAATTTGATAGACCAAATACTGCTGAATTAGGTATTAAGTGGATCCTTAAAACATCCGACACTAATCAAGTTACTGGTTATTTTAAAGATGATATTACAACTTCTATTCAGAAAGTAGGTACATTTGCCACAGGTACAAACACACTAAAATACATCACAGTTGGGTCGTTATTAAAATTTAGAGCACCAACTAATTACTATTTTGACAAAGCAAATAATAACAAACTAGTGCTGGGAAACCCAACAGGATCAAACGCAACACAAATTTTGTGGACCAAAGTAGTGGCAATTTCTGGTGACGGTACTGCCGGAGGCACTGGAGAACTAGTAGACGGATCAGGGCCTATTATCCTTAATGATATTATTCCTTTAGCCTATAATAAAACTTCGCCTTCAACTGAATTGCAGACAGCTCCGCAGTTAGAAGAAATTATCCCAGCATGGAAAACAGCATTAGACAGCGCCACAGTAGCTTCGATGGTTGACTTAATTTTTGCAAATAAATCGTTTGGTCTACGATACGATTCAGAAAGTCGTTCTTGGAAAATTATTATCAGCAGTAACTTAAACACAATCAACGTATTCAGTTTAGGCCGAGCCGGCGACACAACAAATCAAAATGTTGATTCAAGTTGGTTATTATTGTTTACCACTGACAGTGAACAATACACAGTTGCTTCACGATTAATTAGATATATTTTTGAAAGTAATCAACAGGTAAGATTCTATTTTGATTCTAGCGATAAGATTTATGATTCAAGAACTAACACAGTGGTTAAAGATAAAATTAAAATTTTAAGTATAAACACACAGCCAAATGATATTATGTCTTTTACCTATGATAGAGATTGGGAAATTACAGAAGAATTTAAAGGCCTCGATGGGTACGTAGATACTAAAAAAATTCAAATTACATTCAGCGACAGTGACGATGACGGTGTAGTTGATAATCCTAATTTGTTTGAAGAAATAGTGCCAGTAGTAACTACACCTCCTACAAAAGCACAATTTATTGTATTGGAAAAATATATAATAACCCAAGGTCAGGAAGATTATAGATTTGTATCTAACGACGATGATAAGATTTTAATTCGTCAAAACAAACTATCTGTAAGCTCTGGAGATTTACAAAAATTAGGCAGCTATTTTTATTTTGTTGAAGAAAACTTTGTAGCACAATTAAATGCTAACAGTGAATTTGAACCTAGTTTAAATTATAGAGTCTATGCAGGAAGAAGTGGATTAAAATTCCAGTATATTCATAATGCTGATTATGAAGCAAGAATTGATCCAGGATTGACAAATTTAATCGACATCTATGTGTTAACCAAAGAGTACGACATTCAATATCGTCAATACATAAATGGGTCAAGACTTGTAGAACCTTTAGCACCTAGCAGTGATGAATTGTTTAATCTATTAAGCCCTGAATTAAACAAAATTAAATCTATCAGCGATGAAATCATATATCATCCTGTAAAATATAAAGTGTTGTTTGGTAACAAAGCTACTTCAGATGTACAGGCTACATTTAAAGTTGTAAAAAATGAAGAAATTGTTATCAGCGACAACGACATTAAATCTAGAGTTCTTACAGCCATAGCTGAGTTCTTTAGTTTAGAAAATTGGGAGTTTGGAGATAATTTCTATTTCAGCGAGTTATCAACTTATGTGATGAATAGACTTGCTCCAAGCATTGTAAACTTTATCATTGTACCAAAACAAAACGATTTAAGTTTTGGTAGTTTGTATGAAATAAGAAGCGAAAAAGACCAGTTGTTTATTAATGGTGCCACAATAGATGATATAGAAATTATATCAGCTATCACTGCAAGTAAAATTAAAAGTGCAGGTCAAATTAATATCGAATCAACTTTAGCAAGCAAACAATCTGTAAACAGCTCAGGGAGTAACTAATGGCATTCACTAATGATCAAAACGAGCCAAAATTGCCAATTTCAAATTCTGAAAAACGTAATTCTTCAGATCTATTACCTAGATACTATAGAACAAATAGTAATAAGAAATTTTTACAGGCAACCCTTGATCAACTTATTCAGCCAGGACAGGTTACAAAAGTTAACGGCTATGTAGGTCGCCAAACAGCCAAGGCTGTAAAAAACAGCGACATTTTTGTAACAGCGGCCGATGCAGCAAGACAAAATTATCAATTTGAACCATCTGCTATTATACAAGACTATCTAGGTAATACTACATTCTTTAAAGATTACATTGACCATATAAATCACATTGACACAAATGATGGCATTGTAAACAATCACAGTAGATTAAACAGTCAAGAGTTTTACTCTTGGGATCCGCACATCTGCTGGGATAAATTTGTTAACTATCAACAGTATTATTGGTTGCCATTTGGTCCTAGCACTATTACAATCTTTGGCGCCGATAAAGAAATTCAAAGTACCTACACTGTTGAAGGAGTTGATGAAACAGATAACGTAGCGTATCTTTTTACACCCAACGGACTTTCAAGAAATCCAACGTTAAAATTATATAGAGGTCAAACATATAAGTTTGAAATCAATGCGCCTGGGCATCCTTTTAGCATCAAGTCAGCAAGATCTGGCGGTTCTAATGACAGATATGTCAAAGGAGTTACTGGCATAGCAGTAGAAGAAGGAATTATTACGTTTGAAGTACCGCTTGATGCTCCAAGCGTGTTATTCTATGTTAGTGAAAACTCAATTGATACTGGCGGAGTTTTTCAAGTATTAGATATTGAAGAAAACACAATCATTAATCTTGACACAGATTTTTTAGGAAAGAAAGAATATATTATTCCTAATGGCACAGCAGAAGGATTACGTGTTAGTAACGGCATGAAAGTAAAATTTGGTGGAGAAGTTATCCCCAGCAAATATGCCGAAGGTGCTTATTACATTGAAGGTGTTGGTACCGGTATAAGAGTAGTGGCAGAACGAGAGCTTGAAATACGATCTACTTTTTCAGCAGATAAAAGCATTCTATTTGATGACACACCATTTGACCAATTACCATTTAGTGAAGTTGGAACATATCCTGTAAGACCAGACTACATAACTATCAACAGAGCAAGTCCTGATCAAAATCCATGGTCACGATATAATCGCTGGTTCCATCAAGATGTTATTATTGCCAGTGCTCAAGTGTTAGGAGAAGAACCTGACTTAAATCAAAATTTTAGAGCTACTAGACCCATTATTGAATTTAGACCAGGTATTAAATTATTTAATTACGGCCATGCAGCTAAAACTCCTATCGATGTAATTGACTCATTTACCAAAGACGTATTCAGTACAGTCGAAGGAAGCCTTGGCTATAATATAGATGGCATAGATCTAATACAGGGTATGCGTGTACTGTTTACAGCAGATACAGATTCTTTAGTAAAAAATAAAATTTATAAAGTTAATTTTATTGATGTAACACCTCAAACTTCTGAATTATTATTTGATGCAACACAGGTTAATCCTGCATTGAACACTATTACGTTTGGTGCTAATCACGGCCTTACAGTAAAAAGTAGAGTTGTTTATAACAACACTACATTAGACTCAGTTCCCGGTCTTACACATAGACAGGTGTATTATGTAAATGTCATTGATGCAGTGACTATTGAATTATACACTAAACCTGATCTTTCTGTAAGAGCAGACATACTAGCCAAAGGCGAAGGAACACATAAGTTAGAGTTGTTCAAATATCCACGTAAACAAATTTATCTAGAAGAAACTCTAGATTCAACACCAATAGAATACGAAACAGTCACAGTAAATTTAGGAATTCAAAATCAATCTAAAACATATTGGTTTGATGGAACAAACTGGAAACCTGCACAAGAAAAGACAGCAGTAAATCAAGCCCCATTGTTTGATATATTTGACGAAAGCGGTATAAGTTTTTCTGATCTTACAAAGTATAGCGGATCAACTTTTGCCGGCAATAAGATTTTTTCCTACAAGACAGGCACGGGTACCGCCGATTCAGTGTTAGGTTTTGCACTAACTTATCAAAACATTAATAATATAGGCGATATACTTTTTAATTTTAATTTAGCGTCTGATTCTGAATTCAAATACAAGCTAGGATCTAGTTTAATTTCTAAACCAATTAGCAACGGATTCCTTAAAATAATTAATAATTTAGACAGTATTAAATTTGAAAACGGATGGATTAAAAATGTACTGACTAATGTACAACCGATTGTGAGAGTTTATAAAAATGAAACTAACACAGTAGTTGACGAAACTGGCACAACTTCTTTAGTTTCAATAGTAAATGATTTTCCATTAGATGTTTTTGATACTAAAGATAATTTAGAAGATTTATTTGTTAAGGTTTATGTTAACGGAACACGCTTGATCCCGTCAAAATTTTCTATTGTTGACGACGTTGTTTATAAACTAGTAAGGCTAACAACTGATGCAGTTGATTCTGTTGTTACTATAGAATGTTTTACAAAAAAACATAAAAATCAAAACGGTTATTATAAACTACCAATTAATTTAGAAAACAATCCGTTAAACAATAACATTCAAGATTTTACTCTAGGCGAAGTAATTGATCACGTTGATTCTATCATTGGAAACAATCCACTGGTATTTTTTAATAACGGCCCTAAAGCAGTATTAAGAGATGCTGGACGATTAAGTGAGTACGGAACAAGATTTGTTCAGCACACTGGTCCAATGAATCTTGCACTATATCACCTTGGCGACAAGTCTGCCAACTTGCTTAAAGCGTTAGATACTGCACGTCTTGACTACGCACAGTTTAAGAGAGCATTTATTATCGCAGCAACAGACAGCGGTTTTGATGCTGAGCCAAGAAGACACGTAGATTTTATATTGCAAAATATGTTTGCAAATAAACCTAAATCTAGTCCTTACTACCTTTCGGATATGTTTGGATATACGGCTGCAAGTCGTACGGAATACACAGTATTAGATTCTAGAACTAAATCGTATCCATTAAGCAAGACATTTAATTTAAAGACATTGTCTAATCGTGCTGTTGGAATTTATATTAACGATAATCAATTAATACATGGCATTGACTACGTTTTTGGCGACACTGAGTTTGTTACGATTCTAACGGAATTAAGCGAAAATGATATTATTGAGGTATATGAGTACGAATCAACTGATGGTTGTTTTGTTCCTCCTACACCTAGTAAATTAGGTTTGTATCCGTTATTTGAACCTGCAATATATGAAGATGATACGTATATTGAAAAAACAAAAGTTATTAAAGGTCACGACGGTAGTATCACTGTGGCGTTTGATGATTACAGAGATGATCTAATTTTAGAATTAGAAAAAAGAATTTTTAACAATGTAAAAATATCATACAACGCAGAGTTGTTTAATATATTCAACTATGTCCCTAGTTATAGTAGAGATAGTGATTATACAATAGATGAGTTTAATTCAGTACTATCAAAATATTTTTATCAATGGACACTGAACATTCAAGAAGACTATTCTCGTCCGTTGTTCTATGACAGAGAAAATCCATTTACTTACAACTATAGAGATCATGTAGCACCGGACGGTAGACCTGTCCCTGCTTACTGGAGAGGAATCTATAAATGGTATTTTGATACAGATACTCCCCATCTTACTCCATGGGAATCATTGGGATTTGCCATTGAACCTTCTTGGTGGAGAGACGTTTATGGTCCTGCTCCTTATACTAAAGATAATTTATTTTTATGGGACGATCTTAAAGAAGGATTAATTAGAGAACCTGGCAAGCCACCTAAAATTAACAAACAATTTGCTAGATCAATTTTAGAACAAGGTGCTCCGGTTGACACTAACGGTCTCTTGCTTGATCCGTTGAATGCTGGATATGTAGCAGGCACAATCCAAAATTCAACAGACTCATTCTATGTGTTTGGAGATCAAGGTCCAGTCGAAGCTGCTTGGAGAAAAAGCAGTTATTATCCGTTTGCACTAATTAGCACACTTCTGCTATTAAAACCAAATGATGTTTTTGGTCGCTGCATTGACAGAAGCAGAATAGTAAAAAATAATACTCAACAATTGGTATATTCAGAGACTGGTCTTCGTATTAGATTACAGGATCTTGTGTTTCCTTCTATTGCAGACGAAATTGAAACAGGAAGAAGATACACTTCAGGTTTACTCAATTATGTTGTCGAGTATCTCACTAGTAAAAACACAGCAAGATTATCTCAATACAAATACGACCTAGCATCTCTGACTAACAAAATGTCAACAAGATTAGGGTCTTATACAAATAAAGAAAAGTTTAAAATTTTATTAGACAGCAAAACACCAACAAGTTCCGGCGGTGTTTTTGTACCCGAAGAAAATTATTCAGTCAATCTTAATACATCAAGTGCTGTAAGAAAAGTAATTTACAGCGGCTTGTTGATTACAAGATTTGGCAACGGTTATGAACTAAAAGGCTACAACACACAGAATCCTTATTTCATTGTTTATAAATCTAAACTAACAGATAGAGTAATTAAAGTCGGCGGCATCAGCGAAAGTTTCCTAGAATGGAAATCTGGCGAAATCTATGTTGCTGGCAAGATTGTAAGATACAATAATCTATATTACAGAGTAAAAACTACACATACTACTACCGCAGAATTTGATGATCGTTTGTATTCTAGACTTGCAGAACTTCCTATAATTGGTGGTAGAGAAATAGAACTAAAAAAGAATTTCAATTCCAATAACACCGTTAAAATTCCATACGGCAAGAGAATTGCCACAGTCCAAGAAGTGGTTGACATTATAATGGGCTACGGCGCCTATTTAGAAGACCAAGGATTTGTGTTCGATGATTTTAACAACAATCTAGGAACAGTAACAAACTGGGAAACCAGTGCAAAAGAATTTGCGTTCTGGACTACACAAAATTGGGCTGAAGGATCTGTAATCAGCATAAGCCCCAGCGCCAATAAACTTATTTTCCAATCGCAAAATTCAGTTGTTGCTGATTTAACAGATAATTTTTACAATTATAGTGTTCTTCGTGTAGACGGACAAAAGTTAGATGAAGAATTTATAAAAGTTTATAGAAACGAAAATCAATTTGTGATCGAACCAGAGAATACCAATTACGGTATATACGGGATTACTTTACATTTAATACAGAAAGAACATGTAGTTGTTATTGACAATAAAACTTTATTCAACGATACTATCTATGATATTGAAGCTGGTTACCATCAGGAAAGAATTAAAGTTGTAGGATATGTAGCAGCCAATTGGACTGGAGGTTTTGAAATCAAAGGATTCATCTATGACGAAGCCAAGATTCAAGAATGGGAACCATGGACTGATTATAACCTTGGTGACATTGTAAAATACAAACAATTCTATTATGCTGCAAAAGAGCGAATCCAAGGAGTTAAAGAATTCAACGATGACACTTGGGTTGTTTTAGAAGAAACACCTACGCCTCAACTATTGCCTAACTGGGATTATAGAGCAGAGCAGTTTACAGACTTCTATGATCTTGACACAGACAACTTTGATGCTGGACAGCAAAAAGTTGCACAACATTTGATTGGTTATCAGAAGCGACAGTACCTTGAAAACATTATTCAAAATGATGTAAGTCAGTATAAGTTCTATCAAGGTATGATCATTGAAAAAGGCACACAAAATGTTCTAAATAAACTTTTTGATGTGTTAAGCGCAGCAGATCAAGAAAGTCTAACTTTTGATGAAGAGTGGGCCTTCCGTGTTGGAGAATACGGAGCAGTAGATACTTTTGACGAAGTCGAATTTATTCTAGATGAAAATAAATTTAAAATAAATCCTCAATCATTTGAATTAGTTGATTCTATTGATATTAATGAAAAAGATTTTGTCTATAGATATAAGCCTACCGATCTTTATATCAAACCGTTAGGTTATACAAACAACATATGGCCAACTCGTACAACTAATAGATTTTTAAGAACCAGTGGTTATGTAAGATCTGAAGATGTAAAAACTACAGTAAAGTCAATAGCTAATGTTCTTACTTTAAACATAGATGAGTTTTCTAACGGTGACTACATCTGGGCAGCATTTGAGTCTAGAGATTGGTCAGTGTATAGATTTAGCTTGTATGATTTAAAAGTTAAAACAGTAACTTACGAAAATTCCACTAAACAAGTAACTGTAACTTCTTTTGCACTACCTCCGCTGGCAGTTGGTGATATAATTGGTATTAAAGGAACAGAAAAATTAAACGGATTCCATAAGGTTACAGCAGTAACTGGGAATCAATTTAAATTTGTTAAAGATGTGCAGGGCTGGCAGTCTTTTGCTGATAGCAGTACAATCGTAACATATAAAATTTTTAAACAACGTTCTCCGCATATTACTACTTTAAATTCTTATCTTCCAGAAGAGTTTAAGCCAGGTGAGTTAGCATGGATCGATAGTAATCAAGCAGGTAACTATATTGTTTATAAAAACAATCCTGTTTATAGAAAAGATGATTTAGTTAATTTAGAACCTGCTAATTCTTTTAACTTTGGCCGTTGCATGGCAATAGACGGATCTGGTAATTTAGCCGCAGTAGCTACTGCCGAATATGTAGCACTATACCAAAAAGGATCAAACGATAATTCATGGTCGCTATTTGATAGAATTCCGGATGTAGTTGCCTCTACTTTAAAATTTAGTCCTGACGGACGTTGGTTAGCAGTAGGTATACCTACACACGATTCTGACAAAGGCCAAGTACAAATTTACTATAGACAACAGTCTGGAGCATTTGAAATAACTGAAACATTAGTAGGACAAACAGCCGGCGATAAATTTGGCAGTAGTCTTGCTTTGATCAAAGCAACTGATATTGAATATAAATTGTTTGTAGCAGCTACAGGCTATGCTAGTAATACAGGCAGAGTCTACGAATATTTTATTATTACTGGTGGTGGTTGGCTAGCAGGAGCAACAATACCAGCACCGGCAGGTATATCAACAAATGAATATTTTGGATTTGATATTGCCTGTTCTAATAGTGGAAGAATATTAGCAATATCTGCTCCCGGAGATAACTTAAACTCTGGAAAAGTATTTGTCTATGAATATGAACTTACTTATAGTAGTCTGGTATCTTTTTCAGGATTAAATCAAGAAAGATTAGGTCAATCAGTGGCGTTGTCCGGTGATGGTCTTACTCTAGCTATTGGAGTATCTAGAACAGATGTGAACGGAAAAACTGACGTAGGTGAAATAAGAATTTACAAATATGTAAACGCTAGTTTTGTACATGATCCGGCAGCAGGAATAGGACAAGTTTTAAGAAGTCCTAGAGAATACAGATCAGAGCAGTTTGGTACAGACATTGGATTTTTAAACAATGACAAGAGTTTATATTCTTATTCTGTAAGCTCGGGAATTGATGCTACCTTATTTGATTCAAATTCAACTACCTTTGATTCTAACTTAACAGTATTTGAAAGAACTTCAAACGAAAACAAAGTTGATATTTTTGATCTGCTAGATTCAACATTTATCTTTGGAGAAACAATTACTCCAACGTCCGATGCTGCGTTTGTCGGTTCTATCTCTGGTACAACACTAACTGTGACTAATGTTACTTTGGGAAGAATTGAAGTAGGTGCTACCGTCTACGGAAATAATCTCCAACCTGTAAAAATTGTTTCTAATGGCACAGGCAATGGATTAACAGGTACATATAATATTGCAGCACCAAGAACTTTTGTTGTAGGTGCGTTGACTGCTAAACGAACAATAAACATTACAAACATTTCTAGTTATAATAACACTCTACTATTATCATTTGCGGCAGAATCTGATGTTGATAGAGTAGTGTCTTCTATTAATTACACTGGATCTGGTAGAGTATATTCTTATGTTAAATCTGCTACTGAAAGCAGTTGGCAAAAACATTACGAACAAATACCAAACGTTGATGTAACTAAAATTAAAAAAGTTTATTTGTATAGCACAGAAACTGGAAAACTTATTAGATATCTTGATGTAGTAGATCCAGTTTACGGTAAAATTCCCGGCATCGCTGATCAAGAAATCAAATATAAAACTTACTTTGATCCTGCAAATTATTCTGTAGGAACGGATTCTGTAACAGTTGACGAAACATCAAATTGGACTAAATCAGCTGTTGGAGCTTTATGGTGGGATTTATCCACTGCAAGGTTCATAGATTCTCAGTCAGGGGATGTAAGTTACAGAACAACAAACTGGAATAAACCTCATCCATTTGCCAGCATTGATATCTATGAATGGGTAGAAAGTTCCATCCTTCCTTCTCAATGGAATAAAGTGTCTGGCACAGATAAAGGTCTTGCTCAGGGTGTTACTGGCACTACAAAATATGACGATTCAGTTTATAGTGTAAAGAAACGCTATGATTCAGTAAGTCAGACATTTAAAGAAACTTACTATTTCTGGGTAAAGAATAAAACAACAATACCAAATATTGAAGGTAGAACTTTTACAGCTCTTAATATTTCGCAACTAATTGCCGATCCAACTTCATACGGGTATAGCTATATTGCATTCACAGGACCAAACAGTTTTAGTTTAGTAAATTGTAAAAAATACTTAAACGCAAAAAATGTTGCAGTTAATATTCAATATTGGAAGTCTGATTATAAAGAAAGTAACTATCACAGTGAATGGAAATTATTAAGCACTAATCGAAGCACAGAGATTCCATTTGCCATTGAACAAAAATGGTTCCATAGTTTAGTTGGCAGAGATGAAAATGGAAGACCAGTTCCAGATATCTCTTTACCTGAAAAGAAAAAATACGGTATTGAGTTTAGACCTAGACAGGGTATGTTTGCCAACAGAATTGAAGCTTTAAAACAATTTGTAGAAAGAGTTAACCTAGTTCTTAAAGATAAACTGTTAGCTGATGATTACGATCTATCAGACCTGCAAAAATTTGAAGCACAACCAACTATTGTATCTGGACTGTGGGACCAGAAAATTGACACTGAAGAAGAATTACAGTTTGTACAAACAACTCTAATTCGACAGGCTGTTATTACCCCAGTGTTGCTCAATGGTAGAATAGTTTCTGCTAATATTGTCAATCCTGGTAAAAACTATGGTAGACTTAAAGTCTATAAAGTAGATGTAAACAACGATCCTATAAGCTGGTTTGGTCCAGCTCTAACTATCAGTGGCAGCGGCACGGGCGCTGCATTAAAATCAGTTATTGATGCTGAAGGTAAAATTATTGAGATACTTATTGAAAATTCTGGAGAAGGATATGCGTCCGGCACACGAATAGTAGTAAGAAATTTCTGTGTACTAGTACAGTCTGATTCTACTAACAGCGATGCTTGGACAATTTATACTTGGGATACTGTTAACAGAATTTGGAGTAAAATTAAAGCACAAAGTTATGATGTAAGAAAATATTGGTCTTATATAGATTGGTATGGATCTTATACAGATCCTACAACTGGAATAATTGAAACTTACAATGAATTTACAAAGATCGATTATCTAGTCAGCAACACTTATGAATTAATTACTACAGAAATTCCTACTGGAAGCATAGTCAAAGTTGCCAATATTGGATCAGGCGGCTGGGTATTATTTAAAAAGATAGCACAATCTTTTTTCCTTACAGAAAACAATTATGTAGTAGTTGGTAGACAACAAGGTTCAATTCAGTTTAATTCGACCCTTTATAAATTTACTACAAATACATTGGGCTACGATGGACCGTTATACGATACGTTTAGCTTTGACGGAAACCCAGAAGCTGAATTAAGAATTATTTTAAACACAATTAAAAATAAAATTTTAGTTGACGAATTGCAAGGCGAATACTTAAAATTATTCTTTGCCGGTGTAAGATATGCTCTTACAGAACAACTATACATTGACTGGGCATTTAAAACAAGTTTTGTTAAAGGTCAACATAATGTAGGCGAACTCAAACAGAAAGTCACATACAACAGTGATAATCTTGAATTCTTTGAAGAATATATTAAAGAAGTAAAACCTTATAGAACAAAGGTAAGAGAATTTGTCAGTAACTACAATGCAATAGATCCAACTAGAACATTTGTATCAGATTTTGATTTATTGCCAACTGTCACAGACTCGTATCAGATTCAGAATAAAAATATTTTAGTAGATGAAAACGGAATCGTTACCAGTCAGACAACTAATTTAGACAGTCTAGATTATTTTAATAGTTTTACTGTAAAACATATTGGATTTTCTTTAATCGAAATTAAAGTATTAGATGCAGGCAGCGGATATGTAACTCCGCCTGTGATAAAAATAACAGGCACTGGCGTAAGCACTAATGAAAGTAATCAACAGCTAGTTACAATCAATCCAACAGCAAAAGCTTATATTTCTAATGGTAAAATTAATAGAATTGAAATTACTAACTATGGTGGCTATTTTAGTAAAGCACCTGTAATTGAAATCAAAGGCGGATTAAGCCCAACAGGAACACCTGCTAAAGCAATAGCCATTATAGGAAATCCGTTAATAAGATCAAATCAAATTACTGTTAAGTTTGATCGAATTTCTGGAACATATCTATTAACTGACCTTATTGAAAATGAAACGTTCTCTGGAAACATTGTTTCAGGATCAAAGACACAGTTTCCGTTGAGATGGAGTCCTGATATTACCTACGGTAATTCTTATGTTACAATTAATGGTGTAGAAATGCTACGTAGTGATTATACATTAACTACAATAACATCTACAACTAGAGGATATACCAGCTATTCAGGACTACTTACATTTACAATTGCTCCAGCAGTTGGTAGTGTAATTACTATTGAGTACACTAAAAACTTTAATCATCTATCAGCAACTGACAGAATTAATTATTATTACAATCCTGTAACTGGACAACTAGGAAAAGATTTAGATCAGTTGATGCAGGGCGTAGACTACGGTGGAGTAACCATTAACGGAATTGACCTAGGTATTAACTATGGTTGGAATGCAGTTCCGTGGGGTGTTGGGTTATGGGATAATTATAATCCAAAATTTACCGATTATATAGTCACAGTTACACAATCTGGCGTCACAGAGTTTAGATTGCCTTATATTCCGTCAAATAATCAACAGGTAAACACCTACGTTTCTAGGTTTAATGTTTCGCTAATTAATTCAATTACTGTGTTTAACAGCGAATCAAATGCAGTAAAAATTGTAACGCAAGAAGATCATAAATTAGATCTTGGCGCAACTATTATTATTGAAGGAGTAGTTAAAGCTAATCCTAGTGATCCCGATCCTAACTGTAATGGTATTCATATTGTTAAACGACTTGTGTCAAACAAAGAGTTTATTATTATTTTAGAAGAAACACCTCAACTAGGTATAGGAGGTTATGTTTGGGGTAACAAGTACGATACTCCAGTACGAATTGATGATCCTTATTACAGTACTCCGTTACAGACAAATGCAGATGCGGTGATGTTAACATTTACTGGAAATAATGCTTTTGACATTATTAATGTTCCCGTATCTGTAAATTTACAATTAAGAGAAATTCAAACTACACAGTTTGCTGGAAAATATGGTGATAGAATCATATTTAGAAAGCAAGAATCGGATGGTAGTTACCCAATGGACGAAGATACCTACGACACACAGTTGTCTGGAGGTTCGTTCAATAACGGTGCGTTAACCAGTGCAACAGGTTTATCACCTGATGATATTGTATTAGATGGAGATGATTTTGTTTCTGTTGAACGCAATGGCGGAACAGAAGAACTTGTTCCTGGACAAATTAACGATACATTGTCAATTAAAGTATATCATAGACCCAGTGGTGGTTGCCCTAACATAATGTTTAAAAATCACGTAGCTGACGGTGCTAACATTAGCTATTCAATTGGACAATATTTTGGCAATGATACTTCAGTAATTGTTAAAATTGATGATCAAATTAAAAAAATAGATGATGATTATATAATTGATTATCAAAATAACAAAATAGAATTTACAACAATGCCGCCAGCAAATCAG